TTATCCTCTTTTATTATTTCTATTTTCTCTAGTAGCGGATGTGTCCAACCATGAGACACTAGATATGTATTTAGTCTCTCTTCTTTTAATAGAACTTCTACTACTTTTTCTTTACCTTGCTCATCTAAGGCTTGATTTACCTCATCTAAGAACAAGACATTAATTTGACTTCTACTAATAGATGTCATGAGTTTTCGTATTGCAACTAATGTCGCAATATTCACTCTGGCTAGTTCTCCACTAGATAGAGCTAGTATGTCAATAATGTTTCCATTATCTGATACTTCTACATTCAGTTTGTCGTTAGTAACAACAAAATTGATACTAAATCTACCATCACTAAACTCTGCTAGGTAATCATTTGTCATAACTTCTAGTTCTTTTACTAAAGATTCTATTTTGTATGCCAATAATCCATTGGTAGAAAATGCTTTCTTAAGCGTTTCAAGTGCCGCCAAGTGTTCTTCTTTACCTGATAGTTCAGATTGAAGTGCATCAAGCTGACTTTGAAACTCCGCAGTCTGCTCGAGTATAATTCCAACTCTGGTGTTATGTCTTTCTCTCTTTTCATTTTCGCTGATTACTTCCTGAAGAACCGATTTAGCACTGGTAATTTCTTTACTAAGATTACCAACTTGTTCTTGTAAGTCATCTTCTGAGAGGACTGTGGTCGTGAGGTTGTGGTCGATAGACCTGTAGAGGTCTTCCCAATTAGCCACTTCTCTTTCGGCTGTCCTATAAATCGCATTTTGTTCCTCTAGCCTTTGCAACTTTCGTGCGGCTTCCTGTGTGAATCTTTCACAATTGTCTCGTCTATCAGTATGGTCTTTTATCATACTATTTACAAACATCTCATTAACTTCCCCTTCACACGTTGGACAAACCATATCGTCTAAGGTTAGTAACTTTTGATACTTGGTAAGCATTCTTTCTTCATGAACCATCTCAGACCTCCAAGTTGCTACAGAAGAAACAGCATCATTAGTATCTTTTTCTTCTTCGTATTTTGCAAGTTGTCTTTTGTACTCATGCAAATCTATATCAGCAAGCTGGTGTTTAAGTTGATTATTGAGATTTATTTTTTTATTCTTTTCAGTGATATTTTCAAGTGCTATTAATAAAGAACGTAAAGACTTCTCATTCTCTTCCGAGTAAAATGGTAAATCCTTTTTATCAAATATGGAACTATCTTCGAGAATATTGTCTTCTAACCATTTTGCAATAGTTGAAAGTTTCGCATTGATAACTGTAACATCACTTGAATTTACTCGTACTGCTTCTTTAAATGTTTCAAAGAAAGAAACGTAGTCGTCAAGTTTTAGTAGGTCAATTAAGAACTTCTTACGGTTTGTATCTGTGGCAGTTAAGAACTGCAATGATGCATTAGTATTTTGATATACTAGCTGTGAAAAAGTCTTAAAGTCAATACCTAAGATGTCACCCAAAGTTTTGTAAGTATTAGAAGCTGTATGCGAGGATATATCCTCACCATTTTTCGTTAGCTTACATTTGAGTGTAGAACGCCGTATAACAGTAATGTTGTATACGTCACTGTCCACAGTAAAATCAAGACTAATATCGTACCCTTTGTTAACATATCTATTTGCTATATCCGCTTTCTTTACATTTTTACTATTCTTGTTAAATAGTATTTCTTCTAATATTAAAGGTATAGAAGATTTACCTACTCCATTAGTACCGACTAGTTGTGTTAAAGTCGATTCTGATAGATTTAATTCGTTGTCCTCTCCATAAGAGAAGCAATTATCCCATTTCAGTTTTTGTAGAATAATCATTAAAAACTCCCATTAATTTTCTTACTTTTTCATCATCAAGAGATAGAATCTCTTTCAGATATATACTTAGTTCATCTTCCATTGACATCTCATTAGTCAAGGATAATGTTGCATCTGTTTGTCGTCTTACGACTTTTTTATCAAGTAGATCGGAGTTTTTGACTTGTGCCAAATCTTGTACATCTCCTTCTATTTCATAGATAGTATGGTCAAAGTCTGTTTGTACCATCTCATTCGGATCGGTAACAGTCTTTCTGATTAACTGTGGTAAGTCAAATTCATGCCATGTCCAGTCCCAACTGTTATCTATGATTAGATACCCCGTTCGGACTTTGTTTCTATGGAAAGACGTGGTCATTGGTGAGCCAGGATATACAATATTTCGTTGAGTATTCTCGTGAGCATGTAAATCTCCTGCATACACTTCCTTAAACTTATCAAATCTTTCTAAATCTACTTCAGGTTGTACATGTGGCGGTATCTCTCCACGCACATGAGTAAATAGATAGTCTGCATCTATGTTTTCTATGCTTTTCTTTTTGTGTAAATCTGCATAAGGCAGTATACACCAATTATCTTCATAGTAAGTACTTGTAATAACTTCTACCAAAGGGTTGAGATCATTCGTTACTCTTACTAGATTATCAAAGAAAGTCTTATTTTTTCTAGTGGCTTCGTGGTTGCCGTCATAGATAATTGTTCTTACATTTGCTTTTTTAACAAAGTCAAAGTAAAGACTTAATTCATCCATAGAAGGGACTCGATCAAACAAATCCCCGCCTATGATATGAAGGTCAACTTCATGATTCTCCACTGCGTCTTGTACTTGTTGATAGAACATCTGATATCTTGCACACGCCCATGCGGTCGGTACATTCTTCTGTCCTAATTTAATATGCCAATCTGCTGTGTATAAAATCATACTACGAAGTCATCCCCGGGTGTCCATTCACACCCTGTTAATCCACCTGCTTTGATGCCTTGTAAAGTTCTTAGAACTTCTTGTGCATTTCTGCCTGTGTCAAGCGTGTTAACGCTTACATGTTGTACTATATCATTTCTATCAATAATATAGGTTGCTCTGTAACAAACTCCTTCTGCTTCATTTACTATACCAAGTTCTCGGGATAGTGCTAATCCACAGTCAGCTGCTAAAGAGTGTTGTATGTTTCCAATCAGTTCATTAGATTGTTTCCAAGCTAATTTACAAAACTCATTGTCTCCACTAATGCCAACTACATTTGCTTCTTCAACCAAACAATCCATGCCCGATATTTCAGTCGGGCATATGAATGTAAAGTCTTTAGGATAGAAGTAAACTACTGTGTAGTCGTGTTTCAAAGGATCGTAATGCTCTGTTACAGATACTTTTACGAAATCATTTACTTGATTTACACCCTGCAAGTCAAATGCAGGAAACTTCTCGCCTACCCCTATCATGATACATCAAACTCGCTTGATACATCTGCAGGAGCTTCACTACCTTGATCGTTAACTCTTCTAAGAAGCTCTAACTGTGCATCGGCAGTTGGTCTGGTAAGAACGTCGTCCATTGACTTAAGATTAGCCAATAAGTCTTTCTCCCAGTCCTCTAGTTCTCTAGCTTTACACTTTAGAACTGCTAACTGATATTCAACATTAAATACCTGTGGGCCAGTCTTCTTTCTTTTGAAATGAATGTCGTAGCCTGTAACTGGATCAGTTGGGTCTCCCAACTCTTCCATAGCTACTAGTACTTGGTCGAATAGTTTTCTTTTTAAATTCAAAACTTTAACACTTTTGTCAGCGTAGTCAATGCATTGAATGGCATAAGACCATCCACATTTTAAGTCTGGGTAAAAGTCGCGAACATGGTCATGTTCTTGATTGTTAAAGGTTTCTGAGTTTCTATCAAAAGATAGGCACTCCATAGGAATGTTCTTTCCATTCTCCCCTTTAATCCAATATACGTACCTAGGTAGTAAGTCACCAATCAGTCTTACGTGATGGTCTTCTTTACCTGCGTAGTTGTAAGTTTCAATTTTATCTTTTTGGGCTGAGCCCTTTGTTGTATTAAAGCCAATAGCCATAATTTATCTCCATGTCTCCTCGAATAAAAAGTGTACCCTTCCATCTTTTAACTCAAGCAGTCTGTTTTTAGTTATAATTTCTTCTGATATCGGTGACATCAGAAAATCTAGTGTGGTGTCTTTTGTTTTCAGATATTCGTGATAGTTACGGAATGATGCGACACCTGCATACTCCGCTACTTCTTTATCACTCAATCCGCGTCCGTGTTCTAGCAAATCCTTTGGGTTTAGGATAAAACTAGTACCACCGAACTTATACTTGTAAAACTTAAAAGTTCTATCGTAGTAATTTTTGGGTTTGATCTTGTAAGTAATTATACGAAGGATTTGGATTATATCACCAATATCTCCTTTGCTTACTTTCATTATCTCATTCCAATTAAATAGTAACATATTATACCAACTTTTTAAACTCGTGTCAAGAACTATTTTTCTTAGGTTCATTAGAACTCATTGTTCCTGGGTTAGGAGCAGTGGTTAATTCGTCGTCGTTGCCTTGTGCGGTTCTTAACAGCTTTGCATCTTCAGGGTCTAGAGTAGCATGTACTCCAGCCTGCGCCATTTGGATTAAACTGCCTTGGAATATATAACTACCACAATGCATTAGTTCTACTAAAGGCAATGCGTATATGTCTACTCCAAATTTTCTTACAGTTTCTGAGAACATATAATCTTCACTTAGATATCTGTTCTGTTCGTTAATGATACAATCAAAGTATGCCATAATCTGCTCACCTGGTTTAAACTCTCCTTCTCTTAAATGGTCTGGAGTGTATAGTCTTTCAGGGTGGTGTTTATCGTATTCTTCAAATACAGATCTATGTACAAACATAAATCCTGTAGCACCTTCCTTAATTTTTACAGGCTCATAGATAGGAGCTTGTCCGTCTGGGTACTCATCTGGTAAAGGATTAAATACCATATCTCCCGCTATTTTCTCTAAACCTACTGGATCGTTGTCATACTTACCACTCTTAGCACCTTTTAGTACTTTCTCCCATGCAATAGTTTTCTTTGGATATAAAGCACAAAGAACTTGCATTTCGGGTCTAGTAGCTAGTAAATGCCACATGTACATTAAGTCCATAGCACCCCAAGCAATATCACTATCTATAAATAATAAGTAGTCGCAATCACTTTTTAGAAAGTTAGCAACACAATAGTTTCTTGCTCTTGTAATAAGGGACTCATTAAACATATAGTATATCTGTAAAGACATACCATGCTGCATACATGCTGCAGTACTATCCATCAAAGACTTAGTATAAAGTCCATGACACATACCGCCATACATAGGGGTTGCTAAGAATACTTTGTTCTTCTGCATTTCAGGTATATTTAATTTAATTTCTTGTTTTTGTTCTGTCATAAGATATTAACCTCGTAATCTTGTTTCATATAGTAGCCCAATCTTGCATTTGCTTGACGGGCTGCCGTTTTTCCTTTGAGATGAATGTCTACGATAACAGGTTGTCGTTTACCTTCTTTCTCTCTTATTACTCTACCAATAAGCTGTGTTAGTAAAGGCTCATTATTTATAGGTGTGCCTAGCACTAAACAACTTAAATCATTTAATGATATACCTTCAGAAAAGATTGACTGTGTACCAAAGAGTATATTCTTATCTTCTTTGATTTCATTCATTACATCTTCTCTTTCAGTAAGCTCCATATCTCCTGTTATGGAAACTGCTTTGTCCCCACAGAGTCCAGCACACGCTTTTAGAAAAGCGACTCTATCTGACACTACTAATACTTTGTGTCCTTCTGCGGCGTACTTTGCAGCAATCATACTTACACTATGTACATATTCTTCATTATATGCAAGATGATTTATTCGTTCTGCCCAAGGTGTAAACGCTCCATCAAGGAAACGTATATCAGACTTAACTACATGGATCTTGGGAGTCATGTAATTCTCTTTTGGCGGTATATGTACATCATTACCGAAGTAATCTCTGAATACCACATGTTTTCCGTCTTTTCTTTCTAGTGTTCCTGATAAGCCTATCTTATTCAAAGCTGGCATTTCATCTACTATTCTAGTAAAAGTTGGACTACTGACGTGATGCATTTCATCTAAAATCACAGTTCCGAATTCTTGTTTGATGTCGTCCATCTTGCGGTATAAACTCTGAATGTTTCCAATAACTATTGGAGACTTAGTATCAAAGCTACCTGACCCGATTCTGCCTGCCTTGATTCCAAAGCAGTTTTCTACGTCTTTTTCCCACTGATTTCGTAGGGTGGTTGTGTGAGTAACAACCAATGTTTTCTGACCTAACTTCTTAGCTATAGCTAAACCTGTTATAGTCTTTCCCCAACTTACCCAAGCGTTAACTATAGCGTTGCCTTGGATCTCGTCATGTACCTTCTGCTGGCTTGGTCGTAAAGTAAACTTAAAGTCGGGAAGTTCCACTGGCGATGTCACTCGCTTGTCGATTATTTCGTACCCATCGGGAATCAAATCATCTCTCCCCACAGGTATAGAAATCAACGTATCGTTTATCCATCGAACTGTTTTAAATACGATAGGTGGATCTTGTGGCATCCTCGGGGCTATTGTATATGTTAGCTCCTTCTCGATTTTTGAACGTGTTTCTACATCTACTGAGAGGTATATTCTGTTTGAAAATACAGCCTTCATAGATTCGAGATAAACTCCAAGTCTTGTAGCTTCCACAAACGTTGCAAGTGTTGATGATTATTATCCCAAGGGGATGACCATCCTACTTTCTGTTTTCTTTCACGAACATGCTCTGGAAGATAATCTTTCATAACTTCTCTTAATAAGTACTTGTATGTGCCTAAGTTATAGTCTATATGTGTTGTGAACTTTATCTTACTATCTACACTTAGCATATACCTTACAAAACTTTGAGAAAGAAATACTGGTCTGCTTTCCATTCCCCACATACCACAGGTTTGATCAGTTGTGAGTATATTTTGTTCTGATGTACTCACTAAGTCATACCAAAGGGCATTATTTTTATGGTCTGTTTTACTGAATATCTTTGTAGGAATCCATTTCTGCCTACTAGCATAAGATTCTATTGTTTCTTTGTTATACTCATCATTGTAATATCTATCATGATGTTGATATCCTGTAAATAATTCATCTGCACTATCTCCAGTAAGAACTACTTTACACCCGTCACGGCTTGCTGCTTTACATAAAGCAAACCTAGGAGCACGTCTGTTCATATCTACCCAAGGATAGTGAGTACCATTGAGCCACATTCTATCATAATGAGTAACATATTCTTGTTTTAGTGTTACTACTTTATATTTAACACCCCATTCTTTACAAGTTTGTACTGCCATTTTTGATTCTTTTCTAAATGCATCATGGTCATGGTATCTGTACCCACCTTCTTCGTAGTCACAAATGTAAGCGGTTAAATCTAAATCTGTATCTTTTAGTATGCCTAAGGCACAAGTACTGTCTAAACCTCCACTAAGAAATATAGCAGTTTTCTGTTTATTGTCAGCTACTTTCTTTATGCTATTTATTAGCTTTTGTTTGAACTCAACTTCATCCAACTTGTGTGATCTTATCTTATAGTTTGCCCAAAGATTCTTCTTGTCTACTGTACCTTTATTTAGGTCAATAGTAATAACCCCGCCGGGGGCTACTTTTATTATATCTTTGTATGGACTAGTAGTTCCAATCCATAGAGGGTTGTTAGAGAATTGATTAAATACTTTAGGGTTAGGTTCTTTCCAGTATATACTTCTTAAACTAGTGGTAATTGTAATGTCTTTGCCCTTCTTATATATCCACAAAGGCTTTGATCCAAAGTGGTCTCTACATATAATTAGTTTGTTTTCTTTCTTCTTGTAGTACACGAAAGAGCCATGAAAGTCTGTATTATATATGAAAGGAAACCCAAACATATCTAATCCATTACCTAAAAAAGCAGTATCATTACTTATATTAGAATCATACATCTCACCATTAAAAACTAAAATGTTACCTTTCTTAGTTTTGAATGGTTGTACTTGATGTTCACCATTTACATCTAATAAAACATGACCGAAAGCAAGTCCATCTTCTGTAGCATACCCTGTGTCTGTTGGACCACGAAACTTTTGTTTCATAGTCATTGTTTCTATATCATTTACTCTACTCGTAACAACGAATCCGCACATTATTTATTCCCTTGTTTATCCCTTTGTTTATCATTTTGTAGCCACATCACTAAACTTTTCTTTTGTCCAGTAAATAGAGGAGTTACTCTATGTATTAGACTACTGTCGTAAAATATAGCTGCTCCTTTTGGTAGTTCAAAATTACTACCTTTTATTTGAAAATCTGCACCCTCATAATCATCATCATTAGATAAGTTTATAGATACAGATACTGTTGCAATATTAGGCTCTGCGTGCCATTTTAGTCCTTGTCCTGGGCTATGATAGTGCATTATGTGTCCGTATACTTTATTTTTTTGGAAATACACTTCTTGCTCCCAATTCTTCATAGCAACTTCTCTTACTTCATCCATAAACTTATAATGGCTTCTAAGAGTGTAATAGTTTCTATCTACTTTCTCATTCTTTTTACCCACAACTAAATTAACTTCTAGAGAGTCATTGTTAGTTGCATGGTCACAGTACTTACTAAAAAAGTCACACTGTGCTTCTGTGAAGAAGTTGTTTATTATAACTATCACTCTACTACTATGAAACTCTCTATTGAATCTATTTCTATATCTTCCCATTTCTGGAACTCTACATCATAGCAAATTAACTTATCTCCTTGCTGATTTAGTACATGATTTGGTACTTTCATATACTTCTCGCATAGAGTATACTCTCTGTTATACATTGACCCAGACTTCAAGCTCTGAAATGTAATTAGTACTATACTTGTTTCTAGGTTTGTTCTTAGTTTATTTATATCCATTAAATTTTTCTCCATGTATCTTTCTTTTGTTCTTCACAATATTCCCATATCTTCCAAGGTATTCCTGATTTATACAACAGACCTGCCCAAGAGTTTCCATCTTGGGGAGGCCTTGCTTCTACAAAAGGAAAAGGTACGTCTTTTAGCCAAACAACTGCGGCTATATCTTTCTTCTCAACTTTTCTTATTTTATGGTATTTAAGAGTTGCTGTCTTTGTTTTCTCGTTATACCAATACACTCCATTAGTATCAATGAAGTGCTTACCTCTATGTTTCATCATTCCAATTTCATCATCAATCTGATAACGTAATGGGTAAATACTTTTCATAGGGCTTTGTAATCTTCTCATGCCTAGAGTTTCCCCCGACATATTTCTGTCATCTACTATTTGGTCTGCTATAATCAACAGTCCATCTATTTCTTCAGGTTCTTCTGAAAGTACATACGCTGGGAACTTAATCACGATATTTGAAACCTCCATAACACTTTGCCCATTGTTTACAGACCCAAGCAAAACTTCTGTTGTCTATTGATATCTTAAAGATAATCTTAGGACTTTCTTTTATTTCTACTTTATGCTCTATGGATGTATCTATTATTGCATTTTTATATACCCACTTGCGCACATGATCTCCTCTGTTCCCGCCTTCGTGTCCTTCAGGTAGAAAATAAGTACAAGAAGTGTCCCAATTATCTAGTCCCCATACTATAGCACACTGACTATTTTTATCAGTATGCCACTCTAGTTCACTACCAGTTATACGAACAATACTAGCTCTATACTTACAGTATCTTAGAAAAGGCATAGTATCATAGAATCCCTGTAACTGGTCATTATGATACTTAGCATATTCGTAATTAGGTATAACTTTACCGTTCTTATGTGTATATTTCTCCCATTTTAGTTTAGGATATAGACTTTGTAAATATTCTACATCTGCATCAAACCAAATTGGTTGGCAGTTTTCATATCTAGATTTACTTACTTCTTCCACGACCAGCCTTCTTCTATCGAGCCTTGTACTCCTTGTATGAAGTCTCTATCTTCTTCTGATAGTATTGACCAAAACTTACTTACATTGAGAGTCTGATTATATACTTCATCAGGATTCTTCAAATGATAGTCTTCGTGCATTAGCATCTCTATTTGGTCTAGTCTTACTTGTATTTTTTCTCTAAGATTCATATATAAACATCCAATTTTTCCTACCCGCTGGGTCTATGTTAGTCCCGATTTCTTTCATTCCAAAGTCTAAAAAGACTTGTCTGCCCTTTTCATATGTTATTTCACACATCATGTTAGGACTATCAAATTGTTTCTCACAGAACTCTTTTCCAATAGTAAGGTCATAAGTTGATGCTCCACCTTTGTAGGCATCAACCCATGATTGTCTGCGAAATGCAGGATAACGATACTCTGTACCATCATCCCCTGTAAATACTTTGTTTGTACACAGAGCATTTACACCCACCATAAGCTGTGGGTCTAAACCAAGAACAGTATCATATGTCATCATATAATACTGCTCCTTGTCGTAATGTGCTTCTAGGTCTTGATAACAAGTTCCGTTTCGCACTATGAATCCCTGTATTCTAAGTTGTATAACTCGATACAACTCGTCTCTATCTAGTTCTTCATAGGGCTTGATTACTGTAATTAAACTCATATTCCATATAACTTACTAAACTTACCAAGAGAGTAATCGTCTGCAACATCAAAGTCACAACCAACTGGAGCGTCAGGTATTGACAGTCCTCTATCCTTTTGGATAAACTCTTTCAGTTTCTTACTATAGAGTTCTATTTCATCATCAGGAACTTCTGCTAGAATGGAGTCATGCACTAGAGCAAAGATCTTCGCTTTCATACCAGTCTTACGAATATACTTCTGTGTATCGATTGCACCAAGCAGATTGATGTCGGATGATACAGACTGTACAAGTGCATTAACTCCTGACCTTACTTCATGAGCTGCGATTCCCTTGTCTGACGAGAATACATTTGGTAGTCTTCTCTTTCTTCCGAAATGAGAATAAATAAAACCATTGGCTTGAATAAACTTCTGCATATTATTCAACCATTCTCGCAGTTTAGGGAAAGCCTCAAAGTAATCTTTGATAACGTACTGTGCTTCTTGCATAGAAAACTCAGTACCACTATCTTTAGTGACCTGCTCACTAATCTTTTTCGGGCCTGCTCCGTACATGATACCAAAGGTAACAGCTTTTGCTTGTTGTCTTTTGTCGCCATATAGTTCTGCAACTTGTTCTACTTCACAAGGAAGTCTGAACACTTGTTTTGCAATCGTACTATGAAAGTTTCCTCCAGACTTAAACACATTCTGTAGACCTCTGTCTTGTGCAAGTACTGCAGCACAATATACTTCTGCGGTTGTTAAGTCCATCGCGACTATCTTATGTCCAGCCTTCGCCTTGATACAACCCTTTACTGTCGGATTGTCTCTTGGAAGCTGTTGCATATTTAGTTTACCACTACTGGACAGTCTACCTGAAGTTGTACCATGAAGATTGAAGTTTGTTCTCAATCTATCATCTATGTCAAGGTTAGGGATAATCTTATCAAGATATGTGTTCTTAATTTTAACTTTCTGTCTAATCTCTAGTATATGCTTTGGTACTTCATGTTGTTCTGCTAGTATACCCAATACTTCGGCATCAGTGCTATCAGCACCAGTACCCGTTTTCTTACCCGTTGGGGCTAAGCCTATGTAATCAAACAATAGACTTCTAAGCTGTAGAGTTGAGTTAGGATTAAATCCACCCTTAGCCGCAACAAATGCTTTGACTTCAGGGAACTCTTGTAGGGCGTCTACTGCTTTTTGTATATCTTCGCCCATTCTTTTCTGACCAAACTCTAGACGAGTCTTGTCAAAAGGAACACCATTGGATTCTACATCTTTGAGGAATCTAACACCCTCTACTAGTAGTTCTTTATATACCCAATATAGTTTCTCATTTCTCAATATAGCTGCTTCAAACTTTTGAAACAACAGAAATGTTACTATGGCATCCATTGCAGCATAACTTTTCATAACTTCAAAAGGAATCAAATCATAACTAAAGTCTCCTTTAAGGATTCCCGTTCTTTTGATATAAGCCGCTTTCCAGTTATCAAGTTCTGCTTCGTAGTCTCCATAATCTGTGTGTTTGATAGCAAGAGTCTTAAGACCATGTGTACCTGGGTTCTCATCAAACATATAATGCATAAGCATTGTATCTTCAAAGT